CCACGGCGTCGGCGAGGCGGCAAGGTCCGCTAGGGCGATGGCGATGCTGGCCCGCTCGGCACTGCTCAACGTCCGTCCCGCGATTGCCGGCCGGGACTGCTCGCCGATCAAGCAGATCGAGGCTGTCCCGCCACAGCGGGATGAGACCACTGGCCATCTCGTCATGGACGCGGTCGGCGTATACGGCTATTCGAGCACCGGCTGAGTCCGGCTGTTCATCCACATCCACTTAGGAGGCGCGTCGGATGACGCTGCAAGCATCACAGACCATCGCGCCGCCCAGTAGCGGTGCCCTCACCACACCCACCCCGCTCACACCGGCGGCGACCGACACGATCGCCGCGTCCAGCTTCGGCCCCACCGGCCTGTGGATGCTCGTGGTCACCACGGGCACGTTGACCAACGTGACGGTTCTGGACCCGACCGTGACACAGGTGGGCTACGCCGGAACCGTGCCCTCCCTCTCGGGCACGGCCACCGGGCATCGAGCTCTGTTCATACCGTTGGCCGCGATCAACCCGGCGACCCAGCTCGCTTCGGTCACCTTCTCCGGCGCCCTCACCGGCGTTACTTATTATCTTTTTCGCGCGTAGATGGGCGTCGATATGAGTGGCTTCGCTGTCATCCGGCATCCCGACGTGGCCGTTCCGGGTGTGTGTCCGGAGGGTGCCCTCGAATACCAACGCACACAGGGCTGGTATCGCGTCTCCGAATGGCGCGCGGAACCGGCCGACTTCCACCTGCCCGACTACGCCGACGTCTTCACCGACCTCGACGCCGAGCCTGAGCCGGACAAGCCGGCCAAGACGACCAAGGAGACCAAGGTATGAGCGTCGTCATCATGGACGGCCGGGTCCGGTGTGTGTGGATGACCGCGTGCGCGAACATCGCACTTCCGACGGTGGCCGAACTCAACGCCGGCACCGACCTGACCGACTACATCACCCCGGACGGGTTGGACATCGGCATGGCCACCGGCAAAGTGAACGTCGGTAACGTCGGCTCCACGTTCACCCTCGAGCGGGTGGGCCGGCGTAGTCCGTCGATCGCGTTGACGCTGCACCACAACTCGCCCACGGACACACCGTGGACGTTGCTGGTGTACCGGGCGTTGGGGTTCTTTGCCGTCCGTAAGGGTATCGACAAGGCCACCGCATGGACGATCGGGCAGGGCACCGGCGGGTCGACGGGTGAGGTGTCGGTGTATCCGGTGGAGTGCGGCGCCGACGCCCCGGTCAAACCGGCCCCGGACACGTCGTGGGACTTCACCGTCGACCTGACCATCTACCTCGACCCCAACACGAGAGCAGTCGTCGCGTGAGGGACTTCGACGAGGTCAAGAAGCTCGCCTCGCTGGCAACGCGGTCCGTGTCGCTGTGCCTGGCCGGGGAGCTGGTGGAGGAGCACGCCCAATTGGAGCGGCAGTTGGCTGAAGCGAAGCCGCCGACCAGTCTCGGCGAGAAGCCACAGAAGCTGGTCATCGCCAAGCGGATCGTGGAAGTCCAGGACCGGATGCGGGAGTCCACGGTGGCTTTCCATCTGCGGGCGCTTCCGACCCGGCCATGGACACTGTTCCTCGCCAAGCGGCCGACGAGAGGCGAGAAGGAGTCGGCCGAGAGCTTTGAGCCGCGGGAGTTCGCCTGGCAGGCTGACATGGTTTCGCGGACCTGCACCGATCCGGTAATGACGGTCGAGCAGGTCGGCGAACTCGTGGACATCCTTCACCACGGCGCCTGGGTGCGACTGGCAGCCGCGGCCTACGTCCTGAACGAGGGCACGCTTGATGTCCCAAACTCCGAAGCCGCCTCCGAACTGATCGGGAGCTCCGAGCAGACGTAGAGGCGGCGCTCGCGGCGGACAGGCCGTACAGCGTCTTCCGGGGCGCACCGACGGTGTCCGAGACGGTCTACGAGTACGAGGGCGACCGGGTCGTCCGTTCCGTCACCACGACCGAGCCGGAGTGGACCGACGCCGACCGGGGTCTGGTGTTGGCGCTGCTGGCCGAACAACGCGACACGTGCCCGATGTGCGGGCACCCGATGTCGCAGTGCCGTGATGAGAAGACCGCCGGTGGGTGGACGGTCATCGAAGAAGTGTGCCAGCCGTCACGGGTCGCCCAGGCGGTCGCCCACAACGTTGCCGAGTCGAAGAAACGTGGCGTGGCGCTACTGACCAAACGTAGCTGACGGGAGCGAGCATGGTTGCCGCGAGTCGCCGTGTCGCCGTTGAATTGACCCTTGAAACGGCCAAGTTCCTCGCCGAGGCGAAGACTCTGGAGAAGTCGACCGCGGCCGTTGACCATGAGATGGGCCAGCTGGATCGTTCGGTCACCGCGGTGGAGCGGTCCATGCCCGCTCTGGCTGCGTCGACGCAAGTGGCGGGTCGGTCGGTCGACGATCTGGGCGATGAGGCGCAGGGCGCCGCCCGGGATCTGGCGGCGCTGGAGCGTCAGATGCATCAGACATCGGCTGCGGCGTTGGCCATGGCCGCGGTGCCGTCCGACCCGTGGGCCGGTTCCACCGCTGGGATGGGGGGCGGTACCGGGTCGTTCGCGCGGGCTGGGACTCGCGCCGGCACCGACTTCGGTGACGCACTTTCCAGCGTCCTCTCCAAGCGGATATTCCACGTACCGGCGCCGATCATCGCCGGGCTGGTCGCCGCCGTAGCCGCCGCGCTGCCGGCCATCGGCGCGATGGTTGCCGGGGCTGTGACCGGTGTGGCGGGTCTGGGCGGGATCGCCGGTGGGATCGCGGCGGCGTCGAAGGACGCCCATGTGCAGGACGCGGCGCGCGATTTCGGCGCCGACATTTCCAGCCTCTTCTTCGGTTCCGGTTCTGCGTTTGTCGGCCCGATCGTGGCGAGCCTCGACATTCTCGAGGAGGGTTTCCGCGACCTGGACCTTGAGTCGACGTTCGCGCAGATGGCCCCGTATGTGACCGCGGTGGCGGAGGGTATCGCCGGTCTAGGTCGGGAGTTCATGCCCGGGTTCAACCGCGCGCTGACCGCGGCCGGCCCCGCGTTGCAGATCTTCGCCCAGGAGCTGCCAGACATCGGCGCCGCCCTCGGTTACATGTTCCAGGTCATGGCCGAGTCTGAGGGCACGCTGCAAGGCTTCCGGGCGCTGATGAACCTCATCGAGGGAACTCTGATGGGCGTCGGCAACATCGTCGCCTGGCTCGGTGACCGGTTCGCCGACTTCAACGACTTCATGTTCTTTTCTCTTGGTCTCCTCGCAAAGCTTCCGGGGCCGGGCCAGGAGCGCATGAAGGAACTGCGGGATGAGGTCGGCGAGTTCATCGCGACCAACGACCGTGGCGCGTTCTCCGTTCCAAAGTTTGGTGATGCCATCGCCGGTCTCGGCCCGGCGTCTGACATCGCGGCCGAAGGTGTCAACCACATGGCCGTGGCGCTTAAAAGTGGCGAGGACGCTTTGGAGAGCCTCGTAGCGTCGGCTAAAAAGCTCATCCCCGAGGCGTTCGAGATGGAGAAGGCGCAGGACGATGTCACCCGCGCGACCCGTGACCTGAAAGAGCAACTGAAGGAGCAGCGCGGCGAGCACGACAAGGGCGCCGGGTCGCTGAAAGGCAACACCGAAGCGGCCCTGGCCAACCGCGAATCAGTTCGGGGTCTGGTCGTGATGTACGGCGAGATGATCGCCGAGACGGCCGCGGCGGGTGGGAACACCGACGCGCTGAAGAAGAAGCTCAAAGACGCGCTGATCCAGATGTTCGGCAACACCGAAGAGGTGCGCAACTACATCGGCCAACTCGACCGTATTCCGCTCACGCTGATCACCGAACTCTTCATCCGCAACGAGGATACCCGCCACAAGATCGAGGAGAACCAGCGCGAATTAACCAAGATGCGCAACCTGGCGAGGTTCGACATCGAAATCGGCGGGCAGAAGAAGAAAGACTTGGTGATGCAGGAGACCGGGCGGGAGTTGAGCCGTCTGCGTCATCTGGCCGAGTTCGACATCATCGTCCACAACCAGAAGGCCAACCAGGAGATCCAGGAGACCAGGCGGGAGCTGAACCGTCTCCGCGACAAGACGATCACCATCACTACGCTCCGCACCAGCGGCACCGGTCAGACCGGGGGGTTCGCCGCCGGTGGCGTCACCCCCGCCTTTCAACCGTTCCGGGTCCACGCCGGTGAAACTCTCTGGTCGACCCGCGAGCACTATGTGGCCACCGCCGCGCAGAGTCAGGCGTGGACGGGTACCGGGGCCACCGGTGTGGGCGGAGGTAACACCTACTACACCATCAACGTCGGCGTCGCGCCGGGCGGGGACATGCGTGCGGCCGGCAAAT